ACGTGGATAAGGTTGTGGAGCAATTAGGTAAAAAACAAAATAATAAAGGATTTGGAGACACAATTCAAGAAATATTTTATGATTCAGGTTTAGAGGATGCAATAGAAATCGTGAAAGGTGGAGAAGTGAATGAGTAAAATACCAAAAGAAATAGTAGATAAAATAGAACAAAGAAACAGATTAAATGAAGAAATTAGAGCATGGTGCAACGAAAATCTTGATATGGATGGAATGGATAGTGATTCTGCAGATATAACAGACCATTATGTTGGAGAGGTAAATTCATTTGAAGACGAAGAAGGAAGAGAATGGTGTGACCAATATCAGGCTGGTGAAGATTCTTTTTATGGAGATTATTACTGGGAAACAGAATATTTAGGCAAATATTTACACATGGGGTTTTGGATATAGGCGGTGAATTGGACTAAATTTAATAATATGAAAGAAGGTGATACAGAATGATTAAATTAATAATTGTAGCAGTTACAGTAATTGTGGTATCTGGAATATATTCACTATGCGTTATGAGTTCCAGAGACGATAGACGCAGGGAACGTGACGCGAGAAAATGGGACGATGATTAGTCGATAAAGGTCGAACATTGACAATTGAATAGAGGTAGTTGGAATGGTATAATTTAAAAATAAATATTTAGAAGTTGTAAAGGAGTTATATATGGAGAATAAAACAAAATTTACAGAGATTGGAAAGTGGAATGATAGACTGGAAATGTTCGGATATGATATTATGTCACTTATTTCATTAGGAGAATCAGAAAGAGTTGATGATATAATTTCACATTTTGAAGATGGAGATGTTGTTCGCTACATAATGAACAAATACAAGGAAAATATGACATTTGTTTATGAAGGATGCCCATATAATATAAATGATTGGGAAGAAGTTTTTGAACAATATTCGTATATGACATATGGACATGATGTAAGAAGAAAAATGGGGCTTATTGATAAAGAAAAAGACGGATTACTCTTATTGTTGTCGATTATTCTGGATGAAGTTTCAAATAGAAAATATAAGTAAATAACAGACCAACTACCAATATTCGGTAGTTGGTTTTTATTTTGCATAAAACAGAAAGGATGGATAACGTGGCAGAAACAAACAAAGCTAAAGAGTATTTGCTCCAGGTAAGCAGAGCAGAACATAGAATAAAGAGACTACAAGAAGAAATACAGACATTGCAGGAACTTGTAACAAGTACAAGTGCAATCAGTCAGGGCGAAAGAGTTATATCTTCTACATCGCAGGACAAGATGGCAGATACAATTTGCACAATCGAGGAAAGAATAGAAGAGTGGAATACAGAGGTTCGTAAGTTAGTTGAGATTAGAGCAGAGATTATGACAACGATTTCAAAAGTAAGTAACGAAGAATACAGAGGAATCTTATATAAGAGATACTGTCAATCAAAAAAGTGGGAAGAGATAGCACTTGAAATGAAGTATACATATCAATGGGTGTGCAAATTACACGGAAAAGCTTTAATAGAACTTGAAAAATTAATAAAGTGTTGATAGAAGTTTATATTGAACATATGATATTGTTATAATATGATAAATACACAAAGGGAACTAAAGTTCCTCCTCCGAAATTAAGTATTTATAGAGTCATCGAAGAATGAAAGAGCATCCTTATTAGGGTGCTTTTTTAGTGCATAAAGAAAATGTGTAATAAGTTATACACAATTTGGAATTAAGAAGAAAGGAGTGGTTGCAGTGACAATTAAGGAACAGAAATTTTGTGATGAACTTTTGTCGGATCCAGATTTTAACAAAACAATGGCATACAAAAAGGCATATCAAAATGTCAAAAATGATAATGTTGCGGCTGCAGCTGCTTCCAGGCTTATGAATAAGCCGGAGATTAAAGAATATATAGAAAAGCAGTTAGCTGAATTGCACAATGAAAAAACAGCAGACGCACAGGAAGTATTGGAGTATCTCACATCAGTAATGAGAAGGGAACATAAAGAAAATGTTGTAGTTACTTTGAGCAGAGAAACATCTACATATGTTCCAGATGAAAAAGGGACAATGAGAAAGCAAACAGTTAAGGAAGAGATACCCCAAATAGTTGAAATACCTACAAGAGTTTCAGATGCAAATAAAGCAGCTGAGCTTCTTGGTAAGAGATATGGTTTATATACTGACAAGATAGACTTAAATAACGAAGCAGAGGAAAAGAAAGCAGAGAAGTTGGATAACATTGCTAGTATTTTAGCTCAAATGACACCTGTAAGAGAGGGTGAGTAGATTTGTTAATACTATCACCTAAATTTAAAGAATTTATATTAACAGAAACTAAGCGAGATTATCTTGAAGGTACTACTGCAGCAGGAAAAACTACTGTAGGTATATTTAAGTTTATGCTTATGGTGGCAAAGAGCGATATTAAGTACCATGTTATTGCAGGAGCAGACCTTGGGACTGTTGAGAAGAACGTAATTAACAATGAAAGAGGTCTTTTAGATCAGTTCGATGGTTTAGCTGAATATTATCCTAAAGGTCAGGGCAAAATTGGTTTATCTCATATTAAGTACCAGACACCAAATGGTGAAAAGATAATTTACGTGTGTGGTTATGATAATAAGGCACGTTGGAAAAAGGTATTGGGTTCACAGCAGGGATGTGTTTACATTGATGAAGTTAATACGGCAGATATGGAGTTTTTAAGAGAAATATCCCATAGATGCAAGTATATGATGACTACATCAAATCCTGACAGTCCCGATTTGCCGGTATATAAAGAATTTATTAATCATAGCAGACCTTTAAAAAAGTATATTAAAGATTATCCAGAAGAATTGCTGGCAGAGTTAAATGAACCTGAAAAAGTTGGCTGGGTTCATTGGTATTTTACTTTTTATGATAATGCTAGTTTAACAGAGCAGGATATTCAGGACAAAATAGATGCGGTTCCGGTTGGAACCAAAATGTATAAAAACAAAATATTAGGTCTTAGAGGAAAGGCTACAGGTCTTGTATTCAGCATATTTGACAGAAAGCATCATGTTATTACAGTTGATAAAGCAAAAGCATTTATCAGAAACAGAGCAGATAAAAAGCAGACGGAATGGTTTGAAATATATACAAGTGGATTAGATACAGCGTATTCAACTAAAAGTCCTGATACAATAGCCATGAGTTTTGCAGGAATAACAAATAGAGGCAGATATATACTTTTGGATGAAAGAGTGTATAACAATGCTGAAATAGGGGTTCCATTAGCTCCGTCAGATACTGCTAAAAACTATTATGATTTTCTTGAAAGAAACAGAGCGGAATGGGGACTTGCAAAGCAGACGTTTATTGATTCTGCTGACCAGGCAACCATAACTGAATTAAAAAAGTTTAAAAGAGAACACGCACAATGCTTATATGTGTTCAATGAAGCATATAAGGGTGTGAAAATTATAGATAGAATTATATTACAACTTGGTTGGATGAACTTTAATGATGATAAAGACATTCAGTCAAGTTTTTTTATTGTTGAAACCTGTAAGGAATATCAAAAGGAATTAGATAAGTATTCATGGAAAGAGGAAAAGGACCAGGAACCAGAAGACGGCAATGATCATATGGTTAACTCAGTTCAGTACAATTGGATTCCATACAGAAAGAAAATAGGAGTAAATAAAGAATGAGGTTATTAGATAAAATGAGAGATGGAATAAGACATTTTTTAAGAATACAGGACGCTCCAAAACAGACGTTTAACATTAGGGAATTACTTAATTATGATGGAAACTGTGTAAAAAATCTTATTTGGTATCGTGGTGATAGCTACGAACTGACACAGCTTTATCAAAACATTCCAGGTGGTTCTGATGGTGTGAAGTTTTGGGCTGCACGTTCAACTGTTGGAAGAGAGATAAGAAAAATACATACAGGCTTACCAGGGATTATAGTTGACCGATTGACTGACATTATTATTAATGATTTTAGCCAAATTACATTTGCAAAAGGTACAGACAAAAGGACATGGGACGATATAGCAGAAGATAATAACTTTAAAGAAATACTTAAAAAGGCAACGTCTAAGATGCTTGTATTAGGTGATGGCGCATTTAAAATATCACTCGATACAAAAATAAGCAAATATCCGATTATAGAGTTTTATGGAGCAGACAAAGTTGATTATGTGTATAACAGAGGACGAATACAGGAAGTAGTTTTTACTACTGAATATAGATACAACGATACAAGCTACTACTTAAAAGAACATTATGGATATGGTTATATTGCCTACAAACTTTACAGAGAAATGGATGAGGTAAGTGTTGCTGTTAATACAATTCCAATGTTGAGTGGATTAACCGATGTTGCATTTGATGAATCAGTAATGATGGCACACCCAATAAAGTTTGGAGAAAGTGCAAAATGGGAGGGAAGAGGTCAGTCTATCTTTGATAAAAAGACGGATGATTTTGATGCGTTAGATGAAGCATGGAGTCAATGGATGGACGCTTTAAGAAAAGGGCGAAGTAAGGAGTGGATTCCTGAATCATTACTTCCAAGAAATCCTGAAAACGGAGCAATAATCAAACCAAATGCCTTTGACAATTCTTATATTGCAAAAGGTGATGATATGTCTGAAAATTCTCAAAATAAAATTGAAGTGACACAGCCAGCAATTCCACACGAATCGTATCTGGCAACGTACATTACTGCCCTGGATTTGTGCCTGCAGGGTATTATAAGTCCTAGCACGTTGGGAATTGATGTAAAGAAGTTGGACAATGCAGAAGCACAGAGGGAAAAAGAAAAGACTACTCTTTATACAAGAGGAAACATAGTAGACATCTTACAGGACCAGATACCTTTATTTATTCAGAAAGTATTTGATGTTATCAATATAAGTCAAAATAAAACATTAACAGAGGTTAAATGCACAATTGATTTTAGTGAGTATGCTAATCCATCATTTGAAAGTCAGGTAGAGACAGTTGGAAAAGCTAAGACACAGGGAATTATGAGTGTAGAAGCGTCCGTTGAGGAATTGTATGGTGATACAAAAGATGAAGAGTGGAAAAAAGAAGAAGTTGCAAGATTAAAGGCAGAGCAGGGAATAGCAGACGAACAGGAACCTGCTTTGAACATGGAAGGAGTTTTGATTAATGAAGGTAATAGTGGGAAAGAAAGTATATCAGATGTCGAAGAATAAGGCTATGAATCTTCTTAGACTTGCAAGAGAGCAAGTTCCAAGAGGAATCTATGCATTGGAGAAAGACAAAGTAATTGAAATGAGAAATGATAAATGTAATTCAGTTACTCAGGTAAAAAGTTTAAAAAGACAGTTTAAAAAGGCTGGTTTTAAAGTATATGCTAATGGAGTTGATTAAGAATGCCAAAGGATTATGACGTTGAAGAGGCTTTCAGAGCAATTGAAAATGAACTTATAGATTCCATGATGCGCAATTTGTCACATCACAGAGCAGAAGAAATGAAAGAAGGGTTGAACTGGACTTCATGGCAGGCAGAACAGCTTAAGGCTCTTAATGTATACAAGCAAAAGAATCAAAAGAAGTTCACCAAGATATTTGCAGATATTAACAGAAATATTGAAAAGTCCATATTGCTACATAGAAGAACCGGAGAAACCGAACAGGAGAAAGCCATTCTTGAAGCAATAAAAAAGGGAGCAAAGTTAACACATAAGGCAGGGAGCACCATTGAAGGTGCTTTTTTTCGTATTAACGATAGAAAGTTAGATGCATTGCTAAATGAGGTTAATAGCAGCATGAGAAAAGCAGAAACTGCAATGCTCAGAATGGCAAATGACCAGTACAGAAAAGTAATATTTAATTCTCAGATATACTACAATACGGGAGCTGGAACTTATGAAAAGGCAGTAGATATGGCCACAAAAGACTTTTTAAGCCGTGGAATTAATTGTATAGAGTATAAGAATGGTGCAAGAGTAAACATTGCTTCATATGCAGGAATGGCATTAAGAACAGCCAACACAAGAGCTTACTGTCAGGGAGAAGGTGCAAAACGTCAGGAATGGGGCATTTCTACAGTAATTGTAAATAAACGTGGGTTACCTTGTCCTAAGTGTGGAAGATGGACCGGAAAGATACTCATAGATGATGTATGGAGTGGCGGCAAGGCAAGTGATGGCCCATATCCGTTAATGTCTCAGGCAATGGCAGGCGGTTTGTATCATCCAAACTGCAAGGATGGACATAGTACGTATTTCCCAGGTATCTCTGAAAAGCCTGAAAAGGTAACCAAAAAGGAAATGAAGCAGGCGGTTGTTGCAGAACAGCAGGAAAACAGAAGAAATTTAATTCAGAGAAATATTGATAAGTTTGACAGGTTATCTACTTATTCGCTAGATGATGGAAATAAGAAGCAATATGCGATAAGGGCTAATGAGTGGCATAAAAAAATAGATTATATGTCAAACAGTTTTAGACCTAAATATGAGAATGTAAATCCAATTAAATTACAGCAAAAGACAATCGAGGTCAAAAAAGTTTCAAATAGTAGTTTTAATATGGTAACAGATATAGACAATACAACCAAAAATAAAGCTGTACGATTAACTGAAAAGATTTTGAAAAAATTACAAAAAGATTTGCCAGATAATTTTCAACTACCTAAAATAGCAATAGTGGATTTTAATAGATGTGGGCTTTCAACATATGCAATTGGTGGCTATCATGCACAATCAAAAACAATGTTTATCAATAGTAAATTTGATAGTCCAGATAAAATAATAAGGTTTTTAACTAAAAACGAAGAAAGATTTGCAAATAAAACTGTATATGCACCTTATTTACATGAATTAGGGCATTCATATTATTATAATAAAATAGGTGATATTGCAATTGCCCAAAATATAGGTTATAATGAAGCAAGAAAGTTAGTAGATAGAAAATTGATGAATTATTTAGGTAATATAAATAATGTTAAATTGAAAGAAGAATTAAGTCAATATGCTTATGATGGATATATTAGAGGTAATTATTCAGAGGTAATAGCAGAGAGTTTTTCTTCAAACGAGTCAATATATAATGAAATTATGTCGTTTTTTGAGGGTATATAACAATGATGAGATATAGAACAGAAAGAGAAGAAGAATTGTTTAAGAAAATGGAAAATGAAAATTTAACTCCAGAGGAAAAAGAGGTTATAAAAAAGGAGTTAAATGAAATTGATGAGAGAGAAAGAGGTATTTTTGCATAGATGCCACCCAGTCGAAAGATTAGGTGGTATTTTTTATACTTAAATTTAATTTAGATCATAATTATTTATGGTCTTTTTTTATACAAAAAATTAGAAAAGAGGTAAAGAAAATGAAAGTATTTATAAGTCAGCCAATGAGAGACAAAACAGATGAACAGATTAGGAAAGAAAGAGTAAAAGCAATTAAGGAAATCAAACAAAAATGTAATGAAGATGTAGAAATCATTGACAGTTTCTTTGAAAATGCTCCACATGATGCAAAGCCACTATGGTTCTTAGGAAAGAGCCTGGAACTGTTAGCAGATGCCGATGTTGCATATTTCTGTAAGGACTGGGAGAAATACAGAGGATGCAGAATTGAAAACACATGCGCAAAAGAATATGGCATAGATGTGATAGAGGAGTAATTGTTTATGGATAATTTTAAAGTCATATACAAAATTCTGAAAATTATGGAAGCAGCAATGGATTTGGAAGAATTTGATACTAAAACAATATCTAAAGATGCTTTGAATTTAACCGAAGCCAGATGGTGTAGGATTATTGCAATGCTTGTAAATGAAGAGTACATAACAGGAGTAGAGGTGTGGAACAGTTTTGATTGTGGACATCCGAAAATAGCATTGTCCCAACCGGAAATTACAATTAAGGGATTGGAGTATTTAGAACAAAACAGCCTAATGAAGAAAGCTGCTGAAATGGCAAAAGGAATCAAAGAAATAGTTCCCGGAATTTAATAAAGATAATTAACAACATCCGAAAGGGTGTTTTTTAAATGCAATAAAATGAAGAATAGGAGGTAACTTATGTTAATAGCAAAAATCAATTTTTATGACAAGGAAAACAACCTTAAATTGGTAAAGGCTGGAGATGAAGTTAAAGCTAAGACGAATGAGCGCAAGGAGTATTTATTGAAATTAGGCGCAGTAATTGAAAAAGACGAACCAAAAGCATCTACAAGTAAGTAGGTGCTTTTTATATGCCCAAAACGTGATGGCTTAAAACTCTCGGAATAAGCTGACGAGCTAAAACGGAAAGGAAAACGAATATGATAAGAAGAACATTAGTGCCTATGAACATTCAGTTTTTTGCAGAAGGTTCAGGAGAAGGTAATGGAGACGGAAACGGTAATAATAACCAGAACAATGCCGGAAATGGTAACAGTAACCAAAATACTGGAAATAACAATCAGGGTGCAACATATACCCAGGAACAGTTAGACGGAATTGTTAATAGCAGAACCGCAAGGGCGGAACAGTCGGCTTTAAGGTCGTTCTTTCAGCAACAGGGAATGTCAGAAAATGAAGTGACACAGGCAATTAACAGTTACAAAGCGCAGAGAGCAAAGAATACACCTGACGTTGCAGGAATGCAGACAGAGCTTGCACAGACTAAAAGTCAGAATCAGCAGCTTATGGTTCAGAATTCAGCAACAATACAGGCTGTAGAGTTAGGAATTGATGCAAAATCTATTCCATATGTAATAAAAATGGCTGATTTTAAGGAAGTAATGAATACGGATGGAACAGTTGATGCTGAAAAAGTAAAAGCAGCAATAAACAAGGTTTTAGAAGATGTACCAGCCTTGAAACCGGCAGATAGTGGAGCAAATAATAATCAGGGATTTAGACCTATTGGTGCTCCAAACAACAATCAAAATCAAAACCAGGATGACTTATTAAGAGGCATCTTTGGAATAAAGAAAAAATAGGAGGTAGTAATACATGGCAGCATTACAGTACGCTGATATTTTCAGCAACATTTTAATCGAATTATATGGTCAGTCACAGGTTTCTGTAGATTTATATAATTCAAATTCAGACATTCAGATTGTGAATGGTAAAAACTTAAAGATTCCTAAATTATCAGTAAGTGGATATAAGGACCATACAAGAGGTAGTTTAGGTTTTAACACAGGTTCATATTCAAATGAGTATGAAACAAAGACATTAGATCACGACAGAGATATTGAGTTTGTAATCGACCCGGTAGATGTTGATGAAACTAATTTAGTAGTAACAATTGCAAACATTCAGAAGAGATTTGAAACAACTCAGGCTATTCCTGAAGCAGACTGCTATACATTTAGTAAGCTTTATTCAGAAGCTAAAAGAGTAGGTGCAAAGATTAAGACAACAGCTCTTACAACAGCAAATGTTCTTTCAGATTTTGATGATAACTTGGAAGCTATGACAGATGCAGGTGTTCCACTTGACAGAGTTATTCTTTATTGTACACCAGCTTACCTAAAGTTGCTTAAGAATGCAGAGGGTATTCAGAGAACACTCGAAGTAAGCGGAGCAAAGGGAATCGACAGAAGAGTTCACTCTATCGATGATATTGGAATGATTAAGGAAGTTCCATCTGCAAGATTTAAGTCCAAATATAACTTTACTTCAGGATGTACAGCTGATGTATCAGCGGTTCAGATGGATTACATGTTAATTGACCCTGAATGTCAGGTATCAAGAAACAAGTATAGTTTCATTACAGTATTTGAACCTGGAACAGATTCAAGAACCGCGGACAACTATTTATATCAGAACAGAAAACTTAATGGTACATTTGCTATTGATGAACTTATGAAAGAGGGATGTATCATTCATGCAGCAGCAGAATAGGAGGCAATACCATGAGAGCGGTAAAGGATAATAAGGTATATAACATATCTGAAATGCAGAAAGATGAATATCTTACATTAGGATATGATATTTACGATGATGAAGGTAAAATTTTAGAACACTCACCTAAGACTACAGTTTCATATGCAGAATATGAAAAGGTGGTTAAAGAAAGAGATGAGTTGAAAGCTCAGCTTAATAAAATTTCAGGTGACAAATTCTCTGCAATGGAAGCGGATGAATTAAAAGCATATGCTACAGAACATGGAATTGATTTAGGTAATGCCACATCAAAAGAAGGAATTATCAAAAAAATCAAAGCTAGTAATGCAGAATAGGGGGTGAGCCTATGGCTTACACCCCTTATGTGTCTTTGGAAGAATATTTGAAAACTGCCAGAGAGTTAATACCACAAGATGATGTTGATAAGATGTTGAGGCAGGCAAGCAGACATATTGATGCACTGACATTTAACAGAATTGTTGCCAAAGGATTTGATAATCTTACGGAATTTCAAAAAGATGTGGTAAAAGAGGTTGTATACAGACAGGCAGAATTTGAATATGAAAATGAAGACATGATTAATACTGTATTATCAAGTTATTCACTTAATGGAGTATCAATGAATTTTGGTAGTTCATGGAATTTATATATTGAGGATGGAGTCGCAATTAGAAAAGATTTATATGCTTTATTAGAGCAGACAGGGTTGTGCTGCAGATTGGTAGGTGTGTAATGAAATATCCTAATTTGGTACCAAAATCGATGTGCAAGACAGATATAAATGTAACTATTTATAAAGAAGGAGTATCTGAAACAGGTGCTCCTTTAATTGCACTTAATGATGAATTAAAGTGTAATTATCAGGACATGGCATATACAAAAATGACCGCAGAACAGAAGATAGTAACTTTAAGCGGAAAAGCTTATTTTTGTGGAGATATATGCCCGGAGCAGGCTGTTATAAGTAGTGGGAAAGTAACAGTGTTTGGAGTGGAAAGAACAATATATCAGGGAACAAAAGCAAGAAATCCGGATGGAAGTGTAAATTATACGTTATTGGAGTTGGTGTAATATGAAAGTAAGTTCAACTATCAAATTGAATATGGGTAGGATAGCAAAATTAACAAAAGCACAAAGAATGGCATTAGAAATGACTGCGGAAGCAGTACATACTGATATGGTTCAGTCTCAGGTAATTCCATTTGATACAGGTAATTTACAGAATACACAGACTTTTGTAGATTATTCTGACAGTGCAAGCGGAAAGATTACAATTGCTTTTAATACTCCATATGCAAGAAGGTTGTACTATCATCCTGAGTTTAATTTTACAAAATCAGAAAATCCAAATGCAAAAGGCAGATGGGCAGAGGATTATCTTGAAAATGGTTCAAAAAAGGATTTTGCACGAAAAACATATAAACAATTGTACAAAAAACTTGGAGGTATATAGATGATTTCTTTAAAGGATATAAAAGACTGGTTGAAGCAGTTTGATATAGCTGAACATTATTACATGGGAAAGTTAGATAACAAGCAGGATAAATCTGTTGGAGTATATCAGAGAAGAACATCTGATCAGCCAAGAATGTGTATAGGTGAAAAGTCATCATATGACATTAAACCTGTATCAATACTTCTGCATTGGTCTAATGATGCAGATGAAACAGAAGAAAAAGCGATGGCTTTATGGAATTTTTTAAGAAGTCAGACAAATGTAACAATTAACAATGTTCATATCCCTTATATAAAGTTACTTAATTCAGAACCTATAGATGTAGGAACAGATGAAAAAGGAGTATACGAAAGGGTTATAGAAATAGATTTTTATTATTCGAAAGGAGTATAACATGGCAGCTAAGGATCCAGGAGTTTTTCCAGTGTATAAAAATGCCTTTCAGTTAGGTGCAGAGGAAGGTAAATTAAACAGTATAGCTGATATGGAAAGTTTTTCAGTGTCATTTGACAACGGTGTAGAAAATTGGACACCAATGGACACAGAAGGATGGCAGAGAGGATTAATGACAGCAAAAGCATTAACTATTTCAGTATCAGGAAAACGTAATGTAGGAGATGCAGGGAATGATTATGTAGCAGGTAAAGCGTTCGTAAATGGCAGAGATGCAGAAGGAAATTTTCAGTGGACATTCCCTGATGGGACTACAGTATTGTTGAAAAATGCAATATTTAATGTAACAGCACTTGGAGCAGGTGACAGTACAGCAGTAGGACCACTTGAATTTGATGTTCAGAGTAATGGTAAGCCAGTTGTAACACCAGCAATTTAGAATTAAGGAGCAGGGTTAAAAGCCTTGCTCCATTTTAGTATTAGGAGGAATATAACATGTCAAAGATTATTGATATTACAGATAAATTAGATTTTGAAGAAAACCCAAGATTAAAAGTAAAAGATATAGAACTCGAAGTTGATGCAAGTGCAGAAAACTTATTGAAAGTAATGGGTCTTGCAACAGATGAACCAACGGCTAAGGATGTTCTTGAAATGTGTGAAATCATATTTACAAAAGAAAGCAAAAAGAAATTAGATTCTTTACATCTTAATTTCAAAGACTATAACACTGTAGTAATGGCTGCAATTAATCTTGCGTCCGGAAGTGAGAATGAACAGTCGGGGGAGTAGATACATTCTATGACCTGATAGATGATTTTGACCTCATAGTGAGTTCTTTTGCATCTCAGTATGGAATAAGGCTGGCAGAATTAAAAACAATGCGGTGGAGTGAATTTGTGAGCTTGCTAATAGGAATTTCACCTGATACGGCATTGGGAAGAATCGTGTCTGTTAGAGCAGAAACAGACAAAGACATATTAAAGAACTTTAATGATGAGCAAAGAAAAATCAGGAATGAATGGCTATCGAAACATTCTAGGGCAACAGTATCAAAAGAAGATGCAGAGAAATCAATTCAGAATATGGAAAAGATGTTTATGAGAATGGCAGGGTTAAATGTATAGAATTAAATGCAATATATGTGGGCAGACCTTGTGCAAGGCAGACGTCTTTAAGGGCGAAATTAAATGCCCACGATGTAATCAAATTAATTACATAGAGTTTATCAGGAAAAGAAGAAATGAAGTCAAGAGCCAATAATCTCCACCTTAGAGTAGGAGAGCGTGCCTGCTTTAGAAAGGAGAGAGAATATGGCTGAAAGTGTCGGTCAGATTGGACTTGATTTAGTTATTAATCAGAATCAATTTCAGTCACAGTTAAACGGAATAAAATCAGTTGCAAAAAAGGCAGGGGCAGTTATAGCTTCTGCCTTTGCTGTTAAAGGAATAGTTAACTTTGGAAAAGAATGCCTGGAATTAGGTAGTGATTTAGCAGAAGTTCAGAACGTAGTCGATGTAGCATTCCCAAATATGAGTAGTACAATTGATAAATTCGCTAAAAGTGCAGCAGCTCAATTTGGTTTGTCAGAAACTATGGCCAAGAGATATGCCGGTACATTTGGCTCGATGGCATCAGCGTTTGGATTTACAGAAAAAGAAGCAGCTAATATGAGTACCACATTAACAGGATTAGCCGGTGATGTGGCATCATTTTATAACATTAGTCAGGATGAAGCATATACAAAAATAAAATCTGTATTTACAGGTGAAACTGAATCTTTAAAAGATTTAGGTGTAGTAATGACACAAACAGCGTTAGATCAGTATGCTCTTGCTAATGGTTATGGAAAAACAACTGCAAAGATGAATGAGCAGGAAAAAGTTGCGTTAAGATATGCATTTGTTCAACAACAGTTATCAAATGCTACAGGCGATTTCGCCAGAACATCAGACAGTTGGGCAAATCAAACAAGATTATTAGCATTGCAGTTTGACAGTCTGAAAGCAAGTTTAGGTCAGGGGTTAATTAATGTGTTTACTCCGGTTATTAAGGCAGTTAATGTACTTTTAGGCAAATTGGCAACGCTTGCAAGTGCATTTAAAGCATTTACAGACTTAATTACAGGTAACAAGAATGCAGAAAAATCCACAACAGGAATAGCAACAGGAATGGAAAATGCTTCTGCAGCCGCTTCTGATGCAAACAGTAATGTGAAATCAATAGGAGATACTGCTACAAAGACGGCAAAAAAAGTTGAAAAATCACTTGCAGGCTTTGACAAGATAAATAAATTAACTGAACCAACATCAGATGATTCATCATCAGGAAGCAATGGAAGTAATGGTAGTTCAGTAGCCGGTAGTCAAGTTGACTATGGAAGTCTTAATAAAGGTGAGACAGAACTAGATGGATATTCAAAGAAATTTGCAAAGATTTTCAAGGACATGCAAAAAGAACTGGCACCAACAACAGAAGCATTAAAAAAACTGTACAATGAAGGTTTGTCTAAATTGGCTGGTTTTAGTTGGAATGCACTTAAAGGCTTTTATACTAATTTTTTAGTTCCAGTTGCCAAATGGACATTAGGCAAAGGATTACCTGAATTTATATCAGCATTAAATGATGGATTAAACAATATAAATTATGGAAAAATAGAAAAATCCTTAAATAATTTATGGAAAGCACTAACTCCATTTGCCATTAATGTAGGTGAGGGTTTACTTTGGTTTTGGAAAAATGTATTAGTTCCATTAGGTACATGGACAGCTAATGAAGTAGTCCCAAGATTTTTAGAAACCCTTAAAAATGCAATAAACATACTTAATGCAGTAATTGAAGCATTGAAACCATTGTTTAAATGGCTATGGGATAACGTATTAACTAAAATTGCAAGTTGGACAGCCGGAGCATTCACCACAATATGGGATGGAATTAATGGAGTACTAAATAAATTCTCGGATTGGTGTGAAAAACATCCGGGAACAATCAGGACAGCAACAGTTGCCGTAGCAGGATTTATGGCAGCATGGAAAGCAATAAAATTCGGCGAATTTATTGTAAATGCAGGTGGTATAGTGTCAATTCTGGAAAAAATGAAGAAAGCTATATCAGCGTGTACCGTTGCAAAGATAAAGGACAATATCGAAACAGCCAAGATTGTTGCGCTATATGCAAAAGATGCAATAGTGAAGGCCGCAAGTACTGCAAAAACTATTGCATTAACAGTAGCGCAAAAAGCAGCCGCATTAGCACAAAAGGCATTAAATATTGTTATGAATGCAAATCCTTTGGCTTTAATAGTAGTTGCAGTTACAGCATTAATTGCAGCATTTGTATTGCTGTATAACAAGTGCGATTGGTTTAAGAAAGCTGTTGATAAAATTTGGAAAGGTATTAAAAGTGCCTTCTTTGTGTGCTTTGATGCAATTAAGGAATTTTTAACTACAACATTACCTGATGCATTTTCAAAATTAAAAGAAAAAATAGACCCTATATTACAAACTATAGTAGGAATAGTTAAGACTTATATAGAAAGTATTCAAACTGTAATTAATGGAATAACTACAACTGCAAAGGGAGTAGTAGACTTTATTACAGGAGTATTCTCAGGTGATTGGAAAAAGGCATGGGATGGAATAAAGGGAATCTTTAGTGGTTTCTTTACAGCATTAAAAGGAATACTTGCAACAGTTGGAACAGTCATAAGCGGGCCATTTAAGGTAGCATGGTCAGCTATATCAACAACATTTAAAGGAATGGGTAGTTGGTTTCAGACTAAATATGACGCAGTTAAAACAGTTTTCGTTAATGTTGGAACATTCTTCAGTGAGAAGTTTACAGGAGCATATGATAAAGTCAAAAGTGCGTTTGCAAATGTAAAATCATTCTTTAAAGAAGATGTATGGGGAGCAATTAAAGGTTGCTTTAGCAATGTAGTTGATTGGTTTAGCTCAAAGTTTAGTGCTGCGTGGACAGCAGTTAAGGATGTATTCAGTACAGGTGGAAAGATATTTACCGGAATAAAGGAAGGTATAGCTGATACGTTTAAGACAGTAGTTAATGGATTAATAGATGGAATAAATAAGATTATTAAAATGCCGTTTAATTCCATTAACGGAATGCTTAATAAGATTAGAGGAGTAGGAATAGGTAACGTAAAACCATTTGAAAGTCTATGGAGTGAAAATCCAATATCAGTACCTCAAATACCTAAACTTACACCAAAACTTGCACAAGGTGGTTTTGTTAAAAAGAACACTCCACAGCTTGCAATGATTGGTGATAACAGACATCAGGGAGAAGTTGTTGCACCTGAAAACAAATTACAGGCTATGGTAGATGAGGCAGTAAGTAAAGCTGGCGGTAACGGAATCACAAAAGATGAATTAGCAAGAATAATGGACAGAGCAGTAATCAGAATTATAGCAGCTCTTTCAAGTGTTGGATTTAATATCGATGGCGAACAATTGGCAAGACTTGAAAAAGCAAAGAAAGCAGCATTAGACAGACGTTTTAATAGTGTGACGATAGGATAGGAGAAAATAAATGGCAGCAGAAGCAATATTAAAGGCAGGAGAGATTGAACTGCCTGCTCCTGTCAGTCTGTCTATATCGGATGAACTGATATGGACGGCAGATACAGGCAGAACATTAAACGGAAAAATGACAGGTGATGTAGTTGCAGAAAAAAAGACAGTAAGCATAACATGGGGAATTTTAACAGAAAATGAATACTTAAAAATTAAGAAAAATCTAACAAGAGGATTTTTCCCGGTTACGTTCAGAGATGATGGTGGCTTGATAACTATTAAGACATACAGAGGAACATTAACTAAAGAAGTTTTAGGAAGATTGTCGGATGGAGTTTTTTATTACAAATCGGCAACAGTAGACTTGATTCAACAGTAAAGAGGAAATTAAATGATTAATGTAACAGAAGCATATAAAGAAGCAATAAAGGAAGATAGAATATTTGACCTGCAGGATAAAATTATTCTTAAAGATGATACGGAAATACCATTAATTATGTCAGATGTTTTGGCATATTCCATTAATTCGGCTACATCATCTGACAGTACATTTGATGTAGGAAGTGTTGTGGCGGCTAAATTATCGCTGACAATCGATAACACGGATGAAAGATTTGAAGATGTGGACCTGACAGATGCAAGAATATCAACAAAGATAGGTCTTTTAGTAGAAGACAGCTTTGAATATGTAACAAAGGGAATATTTTACATTAACAGTGCCCAGGATTCAGGAGACACAATAGTTATTGAGGCTTATGATAAGATATTATTTCTTGATTTACCATATGCAGAAAGTACTTTGGCATATCCTGCAACCATCAGGGAAATACTTCAGGAAGCGTGTACACATTGTGGAATTACATTAGACACAACTACAATAGGAACCGGAGCAAATTATATAGTTAATTCAAGACCGGCTACAGATTCACTTACATTCAGGGACATTGTAAGCTATTGTGGGAAAATTCTGGGAAAGTATGCATACATATCAGCAGATCAGAAATTAAAATTTGCATGGTATGAAAAATCAAATTCTCCTTATGAAATAACAGAACAGTCTTCATTAACGAAGAATCGTTCGTCAATGACAATAACAGGTGCGAGATTTGGATATACAGTTACAACTGTTAAGGAAGGAGAATCTGAAGCGACGGAAGAAAACAAGACGGCATTTGTTGGAACAGAAGGATATGTTCTAACTATGGAAGATAATCCTTTGATTCAGACGGAGGACATGGCAAATAAAGTAATGAATATACTAAAAAGTTCCGTGGTAGGAACAACAATAAGGGTTTACAGTTTATCGTGTTTATCTGACCCTACAATAGAAGCAGGGGACAGTATTAAAGTAACTGACAGAAAAGGAAGGTCATTTGAAAGTTTTGTCACAAACTGTACTTTTACACTTTGTGGCAATCAGGAGTTATCTTTAGGCGCTGAAACTGAAACAGAAAATCAATACCAGCGCTTTTCAATATCTGACAAAATAGTATCAAAGGCACATCAGAACAACCAGCAGTTAATTAATGATTACAATAACGAAATGCAGAGATTAACGGATTTGATGATGGGTTCGTTTGGTATATATAAGACAGAAGAAAAACAGAAAGATGGTTCAACTATTTTCTATCTTCACGATAAGGAAACATTGAAAGAATCAACAACAATATGGAAAATGACAGCAAATGCAATTGCAGTTTCGACTGATGGTGGAAAGACGTTTAATGCAGGACTTGGAAAAGATGGCAATGTAATTACAAAAGTACTTTCAACTATAGGTATCAATTTCGATTGGGCAAAGGGTGGTACTCTTAATCTTGGTGGAGAAAAGAACGGCAATGGTGTTTTAAAGGTCACAGATTCGTCAGGTAATTTAGTTGGAATGATGTCAAACGATGGATTAATGGCTAATCGCGGAAAAGTAGGCGGTTGGAATATTAGCGATTCAACTTTTTCACAGGAAGTAACGTCAGATGTGGGAACTTATGGTGTATACATGCAACCACCTACTCCAGGAGAAAAATGGGCAGGATTTTGTATACAGAAACTTATAAGTGGCAGTACATATGATCACATGTTTGAAGTGAATGGAGATGGTAATCTGTTTGCTAAAGGATATGCAGTTATAGACGGTTCTTTAGAGACTAAGAGTTATGCAAATGTAGGAGAGAATTTAGGTGTTGGTGGTGACTTAATTGTACACGGCACTGCACAGATTGAAAATGTATCGGATATATTTGGAAAAATGTTCTGTTGTGTATCAGCGGTAGTAACAGAAAGTCCGGCAGCTATCAATGCACCAGATGGTTATATTCCAATAGCTGCAATTAACGCTGATTGGAATGCTTACCCAGATACGGCTTTTGAGATAGTCCGACAAGGTGGATATAACCTGTTGCTTACAAGAAATTTAAAGACAAATCCGGCAACATCAGGTAACTATGTAGTAGGAAGTGGTGGAGGAAGAAGAGCCAACATTCTTTTTGTTAACAGAAAGTTTATATCCGGCTATGACGTATAGAAAGGAGGCAGACATGGACAATAACATACATGAGGTAGAATTTGGAAACTCAACCCTGACACAGATTGAACAGCTGTATCAATATGACAAGGGGCAGATTCTTAAGATAACAGACAAAGTAGAAGATGGAACAGAGGTACAGTTTTCAAATGGCAATAGCGAAACAACAATAAATAAAGCAATAAACGATAGTCAGGTAGAAATACCTGATATTTTATTGCAGGAAAATAAGAAAATCCTGGCATATTTGAAAATAATTAAATCTGACAGCGAAACAACAATCAAGACTGTAATTATTCCTGTTAAGGCACGTACAAAGCCGGCAGACTATATTGAACCTGAACAGGAAAAGCCGTTTAGAAGATATGTTGAAGAAAAGCTTAACAGGGCAGAAGAACTTGTAGAAGAAGCAAATGATAAAGTCAAAGTTAATGAAGAATGCTTAAAACAGATAGATACCAGAACAGAGCAGGCAACAACACAAATAACAGAGGTGACGAATGGAAAACTTACGGATTTGGCAAATACGACTAATGCAAAACTTGAAGACATAAACAACACAGCATTATCGCAGATAGAAGCTATAAACAGTTCTGCAGTTGCTGCAGGAGAATCGCAGACAAAAGGTATTAATACAGTAGCATCAAGTCAGATTAGCAACATTACAAATGTAACAAATCAACAGTTGAATAACATAAATGCCACAGTTACACATCAGATAGGAATTATTGAGGATAAAACATCTACACAGATTGAGAGTATTAATAATACAGCTACAAGTCAGATTAGTGCCATTAATAGTACAGCTTTAAGTCAGATTGATGCCATTAATAACACAACTACAAATCAAATTAAAAATATGACTGTAAAATATTCTGATATGTGTAGAACTCTTGGAATAGAACACGAGGGAATGATTAATATAACTAGAAATAAAAATGTTCCTATTGATGTAAGGAAATACAAATATATAAAGTTTGGAACTGCTAATACAAAAGGAGGCGGTTTTAAAGATTATACATTGCCACCAAAAAATGACTGGTGTTCTATTCATTGTGATAAAAAAGAAATAGATTTTACTAAACCTTCAGATAGTCTTTTTGAAGTTACATCAAATAAAGAATATGATATTTCTACTTTTGATGATTTATATTTATATTACTCTTCACAAGACTCTACTGATTATGGATATATAAATTATAAACTTTATAACGAATCAGAAGAAACAACAGAGGAATAAAAAAGGAGATATATATGACACTTTATCAGATTTTATCCTTGTGTGGGATTCCTTCATTAATTGGTGCAATTTTTGTTAGTGCAGTTAATTATGTCAAATCAAAAAATTCATCATATAAATTAATTAAGGACGGAATTATTGCAATTCTGCATAACAAGATATACACGCTGGGAAAACAGCACATAGCTCAGGAGCATATATCAGTTGAAGCCTTGGATGATTTTGAACATTTATATAATGCATATCATGCACTGGGCGGAAATGGAACAGGAACAGAGATTTATAAGAGAGTAAAGGAACTGCCAATGAAGCAGGGAAAGGAGTAAACGAATGAGTGACAAGACAAAGAAATGGATTAAGGCAGCAGGTGTCAGAGCTGTAAAAACAATGGCACAGACAGCAGTATCATTAATTACTGTTGGAAATTTAATCACAGAGCTTGATTGGGTTTCAATAATTGGAATTTCTGCAACAGCAGGAGTGGTTAGTATGTTAACAAGTGTTGCAGGATTGCCGGAAGTGGAAAGTGAGGAATAATAGATGAATATGTACAAGAGATTAGCTAAGTCAATTAGTTACAATTCTAAAAAGAGAAGCAGAAAAGATGTTAAATATATTGTCATCCACTACACAGGGAACACAGGCGATACGGCAAAAAACAATGCTGATTATTACGCTACAGGAAACACAAGAGAAGCCGGAGCACATTTCTTCGTAGATAAGTTAGGAAACACAGCCAGAAGTATTCCAATGAACAGAACAACATGGGCAGTAGGCGGGGCTAAATACGCCGACTGCAAAGCTACAGGCGGTGGAAAGTATTACAGCAAATGTACAAATTACAATTCAGTCTCAATTGAATTATGTGGATGTACAGAAGCAGAACCTTATTCAAAAGAGCAGGTAGCAGCAGTCAAACGATTAATCAAATACATTCGCAAATACTGCCATAATGCAACTACAGTTATACGTCATTTTGACGTTAACGGAAAACATTGCCCAGCTCCGATGATGAACGAAAAAGTATGGAAGAAATTTAAAAAGGCAATTGGCGAATAAGTGAACAGAGACTGACTAATGGGGAGTACTTCGGTGCTCCCAAATTTTTTTATAAAACATTTAAAATCTAAGATTATTTCCCTAAATTTCTATAAAAAATCACCACTTTCTTCTATATAAAAACCGTCATACGTTATTGCAATATCCTCCGCCATACTGCTATAACGTATAACGATGCCCTGAAACACCGATAAATAAAGGGATTGCGGGCAATTTGGTGTTAGCCGTTAATATAAAAATACATCAACAATGCCCTACCTTTTTTATCATATACAATTTTATCAACAACACTGGTCAAAGCGTCATGCTTTTGTATGTCAGTTGAATTATCTGATTTAATAATATCGTATGCGGAGCGTATTTTGTTCAAAAGAATGCTTTCATTTTCATCTTCAGGCTTCTTTGAGTACTGCTCCAGCATGGCGGTTAATTGTTCACGTTCCCTTTGTAATATTTCTTTATTTGCTTTGTATTCTTCAAGCGTATCAATTCCATCTCTGTATGCTTCTTTAATACGTTCTTCCTTCATGCCTATTCTGTTTAATTTATTTTCAATTAATTCGCATTCTGATTTTTCTTCCTGATTTGTAGAATGTACAACATATTCTACAGTGCCACTATCAAGAACCTTCTGCAAGGCTTCCAAAATGGCAGGTTTAAGAGCATTTTCATTTGTAAGGTGCGATTCGTTGCAGGAAGCGTGATTGTATGCTGTACATTGAAAATATGTATTGCCTGATTTGCTTTTACCGGCTCTGACAAGTCGACCACCGCAGGCGGAACACACAAGAAGTCCTGATAACCAATGTTTGTATGTTGATGCCGGCCTTACTTTTTTACCGGGTCTTTTTGTTGCTTTATCTCTTTCCTGTGCAGCAGTAAACAATTCATTAGATATAAATGTATCATGTCCACCATCAGTAACAATCCATTCAGATTTATCTTTGACGTTTCGTGTAGCGTGTTCTAATCTGTTCCATATTATTTTACCATTGTAAAATTCATTCCTAATAATGTAAGCTATGGTTCTGTTCTGGAATTTTCCGTTTCTTTTAGTTCTATATCCAATAGTATTTAATTTGACGGCAATATCAAAAAATGACATCTTATCATCTACATACCATGTAAATATCTTTTTTACTATCTCTGCCTGCTCAGGTACAATTACAGGTATTCCATCCTGCATTTTATATCCGAGTGGTGGAGCAGCGTTATAACCACCTCTGGATGCTCTTTCAGTCATTCCACGCATTACCTCACCTGAAAGGTTGATAGAATAGTATTCGTCCATCCATTCAAATATACGCTGTACTAATTCGCCGATAAATCCATCAGGGATAGGTTCTGATACCGAAACAACGTCAACGTCAGCTTTTTTGAGTAGATTCTTATAAACTATAGCTTCTTCCTGATTACGCGCAAAACGGCTGAATTTCCACACAAGAATTACATCTATTGGATGTTCATCGCTTTTTGCCATTGCTATGAGTTCCTGAAAAGCAGGTCTGTTAGTTGCTTTTCTGCCTGAAATGCCATCATCCTGAAAAATAAACTGTTTCGGAATTATTATGTTATTCTTTTTAGCATATTCAAGTCCGAGACGTATTTGTGCATCAGGAGAATACTCTACCTGATCATCTGTTGATACTCTGACGTATAATGCACCTGTTTTCATTTCTATCACTCCTTTGTTTATTTTATGAAAAATGAGTATAAAAATAACACCCAACCGAAGAACAACAGTTCTGATTGACCGGGTGCTCCAAAGAATGATAAAATACAACTTGTCTAGGGTGGTATTTATATCACTTTGGAGCTGGTCATTAGTGGCTGGCTCTTTTTTTGCATATTGACAAAAATTGCTAATTGAGGTGTATGTTTGCTGATGTTTCCGACATTAATGTCGGGAACATGTATTTTTTCAATTTCATAAATAAAGTTTTTTTGAAACTTTTTATTAAATGTGTCTGTCTATTTAACCCCCTCGAATTCGAGGGGATTGACTAAAACCTCTGATTTGATATAATATACTTAACAAGAGAACCGAAAGCTAGATTGAGCCTAGCTTCTGGTTGTGATAGTAAGTTAAAAAGTAACGTCTACCTTTACCAGAGAGAGGACGTTACTTTTTTGCATTAATGATAGCTAATACAAGAGTTATAACAGTGCAAAGCATAATTACAAACGTGAATAAATCAGAATAT